AGGTATATATGATAACATATAAATTTAAATCAAAAGACAAAGAAGAAACAATAGAAGCAATGAGTTTAAAAAAAGCATTGCTTTCTTTTGGAACTAAAGCAGGAAAAACTAATGAAGATATGAGAAAGGAGAACAAATGAAAATTAAACGAATAGAAAGGAGGAAATATGGAAAGATACACAGATAAAGATGTTATTAAGCGATTTGAAAAAGCTGTAAAGGATAGGATGACTGCAAGGGTTTTCAATGCAATGCCAAGAACATACAGGGATGTATTTTTACTTTCAGAAGTAAGAGAAGACATGGCTAGGTTCATAGTAAAATTATTAAATTGTGATGAAAATGTTAATAACAGAATTCAATATCTAGCTGATGATATTGATAAACAAAAGAACTAAAGGATATGATAAATGGAAGGAGGAACATGAAGAAGTTTCGAGTAACAATTAAAACTTCACAAGAATGGGATAAAGTTATTAAAGCTAAAGATGAAGACGATGTTAGAGATGTAGCTGATGATAATTTTTACAACACTCATTATAAAAATTATGATGATAGTTGGAAAAATACTTTAATACCAGATGAAGAATATAATATAATTAGTGTGAAGGAGATTAAATGAGTCAACCAAATGAACCACCACTAGCACTCGAATCGTGGAGTATTACTGTTGATCTAAATGATGGCAGTGATTTTAAAATTGGTGCTGGTGATATAGAAGAAAATCTACGAGATGATATTAACGATGTTGTTGAGCAGTATGTTGAGCAACATATAGACCACTTAAAAGGTAAGTACGCAGGAGAAGTAGAAGATGCGTTAAATCCTTTAGGTAAATATAAACTGGTTAATGATGAAACTAAATGAACACGGGCATATATGGCTAGATAAAGTTCAAGCTTATGTATGCCCTAGTTATTTAAATAAGGACAGCACAGATTTCAGTGATGAAAGTTCTGAATTTATTTATAAATTATATCAGAAACATTACGGCAATAGTACCAATGGAATTAAATCTGAAATTAGAAGTATGATTTTTAAATTAATTGAAAAGGATAACTACAAAAAACGTAACCTTATCAAGGCTTTACGTGAGCAGTATCCTAAAGTAAGTTCAAATATAATTTGTAGGATTATTAAAAATTATTTGAACCTTAGAATATTGGAAATAGATAGAACATACAAGACTAAACCATTTATTATTAAAGGAAAATACTATGTCGCTTGACAAATAAACAAAAGTATGATATAGAGATAGATAATGAAAAAATTCAGAGTAAGATTCTTCGGGCTAGGAGCCACAGGAGAATGTGAAATACCATTTAATCATGAACCAACCGTTGATGAAGTTGAAGATATGGTGGCTATGTACCTTGAGCAAGGATTATTAAAATTATATTTTAATCGTTTTTATGTTAATCAAAAATGGTGGATTACCTATGAAGAAGTTACAGAAGAAAAAGAAAAGGAATTAATATTGGGAACTTGGGTATGAATTATAAACAACAACTAGAAGTGATACTATGCTAATAAAGAAAAATATGCCAATGCCTAAAAATAATTTTATAATACCTAAATTGGGCTATTACTCATTCCCAAGTACTACTAGTGATTTTTCATTTCTAAATAAAATAAAATCTTTAAAGAAATATGATGAGCAGAATAATAAACTGAGTATGGAACTTAAACATTGGGGTATGGTTATAAATAGTAAAGTATATATAGCAAAAGCCAGAAACTTATTTAGATTCAAAAATAAAGATTGGGTATATTATCCACGAATAAGTACTCTATATAATAAAATTATTTCAGGAGAAATAGAAGAATACTATGAAGAAATAAAAAAAGATATGAAAAAGAAAAACTATTTATT